CAATCAGCCCGCGACAATCGGCAGCGTGACGGAACGCATTGACCCGAAAGCCCTTGACGGGGTTGATCTGAATGACGTTGCGCTGCTTGTCAACCATGACGGCGCAGGAATCCCGCTTGCAAGGTCCCCGAAAACGCTTGCCCTGACCGTCACAGAACGCGGCCTTGAAATGCGCGCGGAACTGCCTGACACAGAAAGCGCCCGTTCCGTCTATGAAGCCGTGAAACGCGGTGATCTTTCGCAAATGTCCTTTGCCTTTGACGTCGGGAATTACACCTTTGACGAACAGACACAGACAAGGACCATCACACAGATAAGCAAGGTTTATGAAATTTCCATCGTAAACTATGCAGCTTATACACAAACAAACGTACAGGCGCGAAACAGCGCCGGAAAGGAAGAAAACACTATGTTCAACCCTATTACAGCAAACCTTGAAAACAAGCAGATTGTCACCGACACACACGCGGTTCCGGAATACCGCAGCGCCTTTTTCAAGCGTATGTTAGGCAAGCCCCTGACGGACGCAGAAACAAGAGCGTTTGAAGCGGCGCAGGCAGAAAAGCGCGCGGACGCGTTCAACACCCTGTCAAACAGCGCAGCCGTTGTTCCTACCGAAACACTGAATGAAGTTGTGAAGCAGTCAAGAAACGTCAACGGCCTGTTCGATGTGGTCCGCCTGTTTTCCGTTCCCAGCAACCTTTCTGTCCCGGTCGGAACACCGAACGACGCGGCAGCATGGCACACAGAGGGCGCAGCCGTGGAGCGTCAGAAAGCAGAAACAACGGCGGTGACGTTCACCGGCCTTGAACTTATCAAGGTGCTTTCCATGAGTGCCGCAGTCAAGCGCATGACGCTTTCTGCCTTTGAAAGTTATATCACCGATGAACTGAAAAGCTGCATTGCGGACGCAATCGGCGCAGCAATCGTGAACGGAACCGGCAGCGGACAGCCTACCGGAATTCTGACCGGCGTGAAATGGGACAAAACGAACACAATCACAACAACCGCCCTGACCGGGGACAACCTGCTTGCTGCAATCGCGCTCATGCCTGCCGGTTATGCTGCCGGGGCAAAGTTCGCAATGTCTACGGCAACCCTGTTCGGGACCGTCTACCCGCTGAAAAACAGCGACGGTGACTATATTTTCACGGACGCTGAAAACGGCGGTGTTCGCCGTCTGTTCGGTTTTGAAATCGTCATTGACGATAATATCCCGGCAGGAACTGTTCTGTTTGGAAATTTCAACTATTACGGCGTGAACATTCCGCAGGGAATCGCCGTTGAAATGAGCCGCGAAAGCGGATTCACAAGCGGCCTGATTGACTACCGCGCTTTATGTATCGCGGACGGAAAGCCGATTGTTCCGGGCGCGTTCGTAAAGGTTGAAGTCAAGGCCGCCTGATGATCTTCAAGGGGTGTCGCGTTTCGTGACACCCTGCTATTAAACGAAAGAAGGAACAGCCATGATGTACACAATCGAACAGGCGCGGAATATTCTGCGCGTGGACGGCAGCGACAATGACGAACAAATCACGGCGCTTGTTTCCGCTATTCCTGACTACTTGAAAGAAACAACCGGCTACACGGCGAAAGACGGCGTTTTTTCACCCGTTGCCCTGACAGCCGGACGTTTCATTCTGTGGCAATGGTACTACGGGGAAAACAGCGACGTTGACAAGGTTCAGCGCGTCATTGACTGCCTTTTGAAAGCCCTGTCCGCAGAAAGGGCCGTCAATGAAAGCTGACAGTTTCGCGGGGCAGGCAGCGTTCTACCATTCTAAAGCATGGAAACGTCTTTCACGGGCTTTCCTGCTTTCAAAAAACTATATCTGTGAACGCTGCGGCGCACCCGCAGAAATCGCACATCACAAAATATACCTGACCGCTGAAAACGTGACGGACCCGAACATTGCCCTGAACCCGGACAACCTTGAAGCGCTCTGCCTTGACTGTCACAACCGGGAGCATTTCGGAACGGGCGGGGCAACCGCGGCGGGCCTAACCTTTGATGAAAACGGCGATCTGATACAGAAAGAGAGGAACAACAAATGAACGGAAGTTATGATGAAGAATTACAACTGCAAATTAACACGCTGCTTGATGATCTTGTATTCACTGAAAATCAGTTAAGGGCAGCGCGTGAAGCCTTTGACACGGAAGAATATGCGCGTTTAATGCGTGTGTTCCTGCCTTTGCAGAAACAGTATTTGAAACTCTGCGCGGAACAGGAAAAGCGCCTGAACGACGATGAAAACGCGGACGAACTTGAAGCATTTAACAGGGTGACGGAATGAACTATATTGCAGCCTACAACGAACAGATTCAAAGCGGAAAGATTGCAGCGTCACGGCGTATAAAAGCCGTTTATTCAAAGCTTGCCGCTGCCTGCAATGACCGCAGCGGGAAATATGTCTTTGATGAAAGCCGCGCGTCCCGTCCGATAGAATTCATTGAACGTTTCTGCCGTCATTCTAAAGGTGAATGGGCCGGTCAGCCTGTCCGCCTTGAACTGTTTCAGAAAGCGTTCATTCAAGCCCTGTTCGGCTTTATTGACCCGCAGACGGGTTGCAGGCAGTACCGTGAATCATTCTTCCTTGTGGGCCGCAAGAACGGCAAATCAACCCTTTTGGCGGGCCTTGCGCTGTATATGCTGACAAGTGACGGTGAAGGCGGCGCAGAGGTTTACAGCACTGCGACAAAGTACGCACAAGCCCGCCTGTTATTCGATGAAGCGCACAACATGATTAAACAATCGCCGGTCCTGTCAAAGCATTTCAGAAAGCGGAAAAACGACTTGTATTATGAACCTACAATGTCAAAATTTCAGCCGCTTGCCCGGAATTCCGACACGCTTGACGGCCTGAACGCGTCTTTTGTCATTATGGACGAATTACACGGCGTCAAAGACAGAAATCTTTATGAAGTCATGAAACAAAGTATGTCTGCGCGCCGGTCCCCGCTGCTTGTGATGATAACAACGGCGGGAACCGTCAGGGAATGTATCTTTGATGAAATGTATGAATACGCGGCGCAGGTTGCGGACGGAAATGTCATTGATGAACATTTCCTGCCGATTCTTTATGAACTTGACAGCCGCGCGGAATGGACGGACCCGGCAGCATGGGTGAAAGCAAACCCGGCCTTGAACACAATCAAGAAATTCGACGATCTGAACGCGCAGGTTGAACGGGCAAAGCACAACCGGAATGAACTGCCGGGCGTACTCTGCAAGGAATTCAACGTCAGGGAAACTGTGAAAACGGCATGGCTTTCCTTTGATGATATAAACAATGAATCTGTCTTTTCCCTTGATGATTTCCGCGGCGCGTACTGTATCGGCGGGGTTGATCTGTCTATCACAACGGACCTGACCGCCGCAAGCCTGCTGTTCATGAAACCGGGTGACAACAAAAAATATGTGACTGAAATGTTTTGGTTGCCCGCGGACCGCCTGCAAGAGCGCGTGAAGCAAGACAAAATTCCTTATGACCGATGGTTTGAACGGGGCCTTGTGCGTCTTTGCAGCGGGAACACAATCAATTATTCCGATGTGACAGCATGGTTCAAGGAACTTGTTCAGGAATACAGCCTGTTCCCGGCGTGGGTTTATTATGACAGCTATTCCGCCCGCTATTTTGTGGAAGAAATGCAGATGGAAGGTTTTAACATGGTGCGCTGTATTCAGGGCGCAAAGACGCTTTCCCTGCCTATGCAGATGTTAGGCGCGGACCTGCAAGCGCATCGTGTCATTTACAACAATAACCCGGTTCTGAAATGGTGCTTGACGAATACCGGCGTTCAGACTGACCGCAACGGCAATATTGTCCCGGTCAAGAACCAAAGCCCGAAACAGCGCATTGACGGAACCGCGGCGCTGCTTGATAGCTATGTCGGGCTTTATGAGCATTACAACGAATTTACAAGCGCGATTGAATGACCCGCGCAGAAAGGAACGGCAATGAAGCTGAAAGACAAGAAAATTGAAATCCTTGAAAACAAAGACACGGTTGATAAAATCGGGAACCATGTGAAGCAGCTTGTCCCCGTCGCTACGGTGTGGGCCTATTTCCGGCAGCTATCCGGTGATGAAGTCTTTGCCGCTGCGCGTGTCAACGTGACGGAAAACGTTCTGTTTCAAATCGGATACCGGGCCGATATTACAACGGCGCACGTTATAAGGTACAAGGGCGTTTTGTACGATATAACGCGCGTCGATGTGTTTGAAGGTTACAAAGGAGATATAACGCTGTATTGCAAGCGGGAGAAATGAGAAGTTCAAAAGTGTTTCCAAAATGACGATTTCCTGAATCATATATTATGCTTGACAAGAAAAACAGATTAAGATATAATATACTAGAAATTTTGTAGCTTAGCACAAGGGAGGTGCCGCAGATGAATCCGGTATTAAAATATAGAGGTGGAAAGTCGCGGGAAATTCCCCGTTTTTTACAATATATACCAGACGATTTTGATCGCTATATAGAACCCTTTTTTGGCGGCGGAGCGGTATATTTTTATCTTGAACCTGAAAATGCAATACTTAACGACATTAACACAAAGTTAATGTCTTTTTACAGTGAACTGCGTGACAATTATCCTGATATGAGAAGGCAGCTTGATGAAATTCAGAATGTTTATGAAGCAAATCAGGCCGAATACAAGAAACTTAAAGCTGCTAATCCGGATGAAAGAGTTCCTAACGCTAATGAAGATCTTTATTATAAGATGCGGGAACTTTTTAACCACCCGGATGGTAGCTATTTAGACGGCGTAATATATTTCTTTATAAATAAGACGGCATATTCTGGCATGATTAGATATAACAGCAGCGGTGAATACAATGTGCCGTTTGGTCGTTATCCTAATTTTAATACACATCTGATTACAGAGCAGCACAGTAAGTTATTGCAAAGTGCGGAGCTTTATAATTGCGATTATAAAGAAATATTTGATATGGCTAGCGAGAATGATTTCATGTTCCTTGATCCGCCGTATGATTGTGTATTCAATGATTATGGGAACATTGACATGATGAATGGCTTTGATGAAGAACAACACCGTCGTTTAGCCGCAGATTTCAGGAATTTACCTTGCCGTGCACTTATGGTTATAGGAAAAACACCTTTAACAATGGAACTATATGGCGATTATGTCTTTGATGAATATTACAAGAATTATGCAGTGAACATAAAGAATCGTTTTAACAATGATAAAATGCATATCATTGTTAAGAACTATTGAAGGGGGCATATTATGGCATATCTTAATAACAAGGCCTTATTTTTCACAACATCGCCTCGAACACCTTCAAAGATGATTCCTGAAATCAAACTATTAAGCGAACATTTCACAGGGCGGCAATGGAACAAGCAATCACAGGTTGAGTTTATCGACCTTTTGGCAAAATCTGATTTTTTTGAAGGAAATGGTTCTCC